ATTTCGATAGGCTCTTAGCAGGCATCCACAGCATCGATGAACTCAGCGGCTTGGCCAATCGTAGGCGGCATCTGCGCAACCCGGATCTACAGCGCTGGTCTGAGCAACAGCGGCAAGCAATCATCCACAGAAAATATCAACTGGAACAGGACCAAAAAAAATGAAAACCAATACAGATCTAATTTTTCCGCGTACAGCACAACGCCTGCGTGCTGACGTGTTATTGCCGGGGCAAGAGTCTGCGCTTGGCTTGGATATGCTGGAGCATGAGCGTGAGCAGGCCAGAAAGGTCAGGCGGCAAGTGCTGCCGTGTGACAGGATATACGTCAGGCGGCGGGTCGATGATAGGGCAATCATCCTGCTGAACGAGTTGCGCAAAGTCGGGCCATGTACGGCAAAGTATATGGCGGAAAGGATGTCGATCAGAACCCATAAAATAGCAAACCTGATGAAATCCCTCACCACCGCCAGCTTGGCCGAAAAGGTTTGCATGACACATCGTAACCACGTTCAGAAAAACAGTTCAAAATATCGGACAGGTGCGCGTGAAAGGAATGATTGCTGGGTCTATCAGGCCGTGTCCCAATGAAGGCGCTGGAGGTGCTCGAGGATGCGATCGCGTTAATTCATGGGCAGCGCGCTGACGATTATGGTGACGCGCGAAAAAACTTCCAACGCATGGCAAATCTGGTCAATCTAATCATCAAAAAGGCTGACGGCAACTTGACCGCAACCGACATGGCGCTGGTGATGATCCAAGTGAAGATTGCAAGGCTACAGGAAAGCCCGGATCACGAGGATTCTTGGGTGGATATTGCAGGATACGCAGCATTAGGCGCTCAGATTGCCATCACAGCGCCTGAGAGGCCTCCCACAGCGCCATCTAAGGCAAACGGTAAGGGTTCCATAGGGCCGAACGATATACGGCCTGAGAGCCGCGATTATACGCAGGTTTAAATCATGGTCAAAAAGAAGAAAAAAGCCAGGCCGTTGAACGAGGTTAGAAGCAGGGCTGATCACGGCACACCAGAGGCGCTGCAACAGGCTGACGGTGTGCAATATGAAACAGTGGACGGCGGTCGGTTAGGTAGCGTCAAACGTGCCTACATCAGCAGGCAAACGCCAATGGATCGATACAGGGCAAGAGGGCTGGTCAGCCAACGTCAATATGATGCCGCCCATGCGTTTTTCGTGCTGTATGACAAAACGAGACAGGCAGGCAGGGTGACATCAAATTACGACAGGATCATCGTTGATGGTGGCAGTGGTGGCGGCATCAATGAGTATGCTTTCAGCGATTATATCGCGTTAAGCCAGAAGCTGGGCATGGATTACGTCAGTGTCGTCCGGGCCGTGGTGGTGGAATGCGAGAGCGCCAATAGTTGGGCCAGGCGTTACAGATTGCCGTCAAGGATGGGCATCGAAAAGCTGCGGGATGGCTTGGACAAGCTGGCGAAGATCATGGGTGTATCGTGAGGGCGGCAGGGTATGAATTAACAGCAGAACGCAGGTGAACGTTTGTGTTAAGCCGCCCTCGACGCGGTGATGAAGCCTAGTCAGGCCATTGCGGGGGGCGATACCCGTCCAGCATCCACTGCACAACCTGCATGGCTATCGGGTTAACAGGGCGCGCATCGCCCTCGCTTTCCCAGCGGCGAACTGTGCGGGGATCTGAGTTGAGGATGTGGCCAAGCTGAGTGGCAGATAGGCCCAGATTGCGCCGAGCCAGTTTAAATTCAGTGGGGGTCATTTATTCAGCCGCCTCAAATTGAACCATTGCTGCCGTGATTTCGATGTAGGCAAAAACGCCATAGCCAGCTTGGCAGACGCCAGCGCGTGAGGCTGCGTTGTTTGTTATCTCATAATCGTAGGTGTCGGTCGAACTTGCGCGAATAGTATCCATACCTCCAAGCATTTTATCCTCAATCTCAGTGCATACTGCGCTCACATCCCAATCAATCCCGTGGCGTTTCAATTCGGCGGCAACGTGCGCTTGGCCTTCGTCGTTTAAACAAACAGGGACCAACTCTTGATCGCGATCAGCTTTCAATTCCGTCAGCGCGGTTTGTATTTGTTCCCGCCATTCGGTTTGATTAATGCCCCACGCTTTCATGTCAGTTTTATCAGCGTCACCAACTAATGCGTTTTCCAAATCCGCGATAGTGTTTCCATCGTAACAAGCGGCGGCAAATGTGTTGTCTTTAATCATTGTGTCTCTCCATGTGTGGGCGTCATTGCCCTATACACTATACATGGGGCCATTGGCCCGACATTGCAAGGGGTGGATAGAAATAAATTTACACCCCCTGCATTCAGCATATGCGCAACTAAAACTAAATATACTGTGTACAAATATAATCTATTGACCGATCAACACCTGATGTGCCAGTGGCATATATAATAGAATTTCCTGTGTGGTTAACTTGCGTCCCTTTGGGGCGCTTTTTTTGTTGGAGGGTCGCATGATTAAAAAATCAAAGACCGTCAACGCGCGCGTCATGCAGCAGATTGTGGATAAGCTGGCCGAGGGCATAACGCTGACTGAGATCTGCCAAGCTGATGATATGCCTAGCTATCGATCAGTTACGCGCGCTGTGCAATTGGACGAGGATCTTTGGGAAATGTATCGCAAAGGTCGAGTGCAACAGGCTGAGTTCTACACCGACAGGATCAACCAGTTAGCTATGGCTCCATTGCCTGACGTGGTGGACAACAGGCAGCTTGGTGCAGAGGTTCAGCGGCGCAAACTGGAGATTGAAACGCTGCGCTGGACAGCAGCAAGGAACCAGCCTCACGGAGTGAGGGACAAGAAAGAGGATGCACCAGAACAGCAGGCCATCACGATCAGCTGGGCAGCCGGTAACGTTGACGTGAGTGCAGATGGATGAATGGAAAGGCCCGGTGCCTTTTGACCCAAAGAAACATAAGCCTGTCGATGCTGGATCTGGTAAGAAGATGACAGAATTTCTTGCCACTGAGATTGCAGAAGATGGTCAAGTGTTTAATCATCCAACTGTTTGGTTCGCACAAAATGGTCAGGTCGTTGACCTTTCATCGCCTGATGATCGTGGAACGGCAACGCAATTGGCCAAGCAATATGAGGCAGCAACAGGCAAAAGGTTCCCTAGATTTGGGAAGGCATTTGACGCTAATGGCGACAAGATCATAGGCAACTTTAAGAAGGGCAGCACCACTGCGCAACAGCGAAGCAACGCAGGCGGTGCAACAAGGCGGTCATTGATTGGCTCTGGTAGTAGGTGAAAAGTCCGGTATATCACACGCGGAGAGTGACCGATCTACGCGCGGGATGGTTGTGGTGTCGAGGCTTGCATAATTGTCATAATGATAATTCGCAGCCCTCGGAATAGCTAAGTTGTTGTAATTAAACGATAACACTGTTAACATAATAACGATTATGCGACTAACCACGCCTTTAGGTTGTTTTCAGAAATTCCAAACCCCACCCCCGCGATAAATTTCCGCCCCTTCTTATAGCGTAGAACCCGACCCAAAATCTCACACATCCACTGCCAGCGAGGCCAGCCCCTGTGGAAATCGTAATCCCGTATTGTCCGCGCCCTTTGCAGGAGAGCTTGCATGACGAGATGCAGGCCAAGCGGTGGGGCGTTGTTGTAACTCATCGTCGATTTGGCAAAACTGTGTGGGCCATCAATCACATCCTGCGTGATTGCCTGATGTCAAAACATGCGCGCCCCCGGTACGCCTATATTGGCCCCAGTTATAAGCAGGTTAAAGCTACTGCGTGGGATTATCTGAAGGAATTTGCTGGCGGCATTCCCGGCGTTAAGTTCAATGAAACCGAGTTGCGCTGTGATTTACCCACTGGCGGCAGAATATCCTTACTTGGAACTGAGAATTTCGAAAGTCTGCGCGGCTTATACCTAATGGGCTGCGTGATGGATGAGTACGCCAGCATTCCTGAGTCGGTGTTTCCAGAGGTCATCAGGCCAAGTCTCAGTGATCACAAAGGCTGGTGTTGTTTTCTAGGCACACCTCAAGGTCACAACGCGTTCTTTGATCTTTACGAGCAGGCCAGCGCTGACGATGATTGGCTAAACGCGATTTACAAGGCCAGCGAAACCGATCTGCTGGACGAGGGAGAGTTAACCGCTGCCCGGCGCATGATGAGCGAAAGCCAATATCTGCAAGAATTTGAATGCAGCTTCAACGCCAATGTGCCCGGCAGCATATACGGCAAAGAGTTGGAAGCTGCGCAAACCGAGGGCCGCATCTGCAACGTCCCGTATGACCCGGCGCACAAGGTTGACACGTTTTTTGACCTCGGCATTGGTGACAGCACCAGCGTCTGGTTTACCCAAACTGTTGGCCGCGCAATCCATGTGATTGATTTCTACGAAGCCAGAAACGAAGGCCTGCCGCATTATTGCAAGATGCTGACCGACAGAAGATATGTTTATGGCGATCACCACGCCCCGCACGACATTGAAGTCAGAGAGTTGGGCAGCGGCAAATCACGGCGTGAGGTTGCTTGGGACTTGGGCTTGAATTTCCGGGTGGTGCCTAAGCTGCCCCTTGAGGACGGCATCCACGCCGCACAGATGCTGATACCCCGGTGTTACTTTGACCGGGAGCGCACCAAAGACGGGCTGGAAGCGCTGAGACAATACCACCGGGCGTACAATGAGCGCACCAGATCGTTCAGAGCATCCCCAGTTCACGATTGGTCATCACATGCGACAGACAGTTTTCGTTATTTAGCCGTAGGAATGCGGCAACCCCGCGATCACCAGCGTGTTCCGCAGCAAATGGCTGTGATGGAATACAATCCTTTTGCGGCATAGTTAGGAGATAAGATATGGGTGGAATGGCATCAGCAGCGGCTGACGATGTAAAGATTGGTTTTGGCCGCATGGAGCCTACCAAGGGTTACAAGAAGCGCACTATTCAACGCGAAGACAGAGAGCGAGACGCAATCGACAACTTCCAGCTTTACAAAGAAGATGACCGCCCCCGCCAACCCGCACCACCCCGTCCGGCCCCTGCGCCCAACTACGGCATTGGCGCAGTAGCCGCTGCCCCATCTGTTCCAGATCCTGACGCGATAGGCGAAACCGAGCAAGCTTTGCTCGACCAGCAGAAAAAAGGCAGGTCAAGCACGATTGCCACTAGCGCCAAGGGTTTGCTGTCTGGCGAGGATGACACCAGCAAAAAGCGCAGCCTTATGGGGAGCCTGATCACATGATGATGAACAAGAAAAACATTGCTGGCGTGATGGGCGCTAGGGCATCCCAGCCTGCCAAGCGCCGCCAGACTGTTGATCCTCTGGAGCGCGCTAATCAGAAGATGGAAGGCCGCATAAAGGGCGGCGATCCCAAGAAGGCCAAGCGCAAATCCATGATGAATAGCTACGGGCTGTCCTGATGCAGATTTCCCCCATGATTGCCAATTTAGATCGGCGCTTTAAGCAATTGCAGTCTCAGCGCAGCAATTGGGAGAGCCATTGGCAGGAACTGGCAGATTATATGCTGCCGCGTAAAGCCGAGATAACCCGCAAGCGCACTCAAGGCGACAAGCGCACCGAAAAAATATTTGATGGCACGGCCATCCACGCTGTAGAACTGCTGGCGTCATCTCTGCATGGTATGCTTACCAGCCCGTCTACCCCTTGGTTTAGCATGAGATACCGCAATCCGGCGCTGCAAGGCGATGATGAAGCCAACGAATGGTTAGAGTTGGCCATCGACCAGATGTATCAGGCGTTCAATCGCAGCAACTTCCAGCAAGAAATCCATGAGTTATATTATGATCTGGTGACGTTTGGCACTGCCGCCATATACGTCACTGGCGATGCAGAAGGCTTGCAATTCAGCAGCCGCCACATTGCCGAGATCTACATCAGCCAGAACGCCAAAGACCAAATCGATACAGTTTACCGCAAGTTCAAGCTAACAGCCCGTGCAATGGAACAGCAGTTTGGCGCTGACGCTTTACCTGCCCAGTGCATTAAGGATCTGAGAGAGGAGCCTTTTAAGGAACACGAGATTATCCACGTTGTGTTTCCGCGCGCTGATGCCAAGGGCAAGTTGGCAAAAGCCAAACCGTTTGCGTCAATCTATTATCACGCTGACAGCCGCAAGCTGCTGAGTGAGGGCGGCTACGACGAGTTATGCTTTATGGTGCCGCGATTTAATAAGGATAGCTCAAGCAGCTACGGCAGATCTGTCAGCATGAACGCTTTGCCAGACACCAAGATGTTGAACAAGATGTCTGAGGTGACGATCCGGGCCGCACAAAAGCAGATCGATCCACCGCTTATGGTGCCAGATGATGGCTTTATGCTACCTGTCCGTACAACCCCCGGTAGTTTAAACTTTTATCGTGCTGGCACCCGCGATCGGCTGGAGCCGCTACAGATCGGCGCGAATAATCCTTTGGGTTTGAACATGGAAGAACAGCGCCGCAATGCCATCAGGCAGGCGTTCTTTGTTGATCAGTTGCTAATGCAGAACGGGCCGCAGATGACGGCTACTGAGGTGCTTCAGCGTAACGAAGAAAAGATGCGATTGCTTGGCCCAGTGCTAGGCAGGCTGCAATCCGAACTGCTACAGCCTTTAATCACAAGGTCGTTTGGATTGCTTCTCCGGGCGGGGCTTCTCCCACCCGCCCCGGAGGCCCTGCAAGGTCAAGACATCGACATTGAGTATGTCAGCCCATTGGCGAAAGCGCAGAAGCTAACAGACTTGCAAAGCATGCTGCGCGGCTTTGAGGTCATGATGCAGGTTGCTGAGATAGCACCCGTAATGGACTATTTGGACACAGATAAATTAGTTAAGTACCTTGTCGAAGTCACAGGCATACCCGCTAGGGTTGTACGTAGTGATCAGGAAGTCGAGGAAATGCGCGAACAACAGCAGGCGCAGCAAGCCCAGCAAATGCAGCTTGATCAGCAGGCGCAAACTGCTGAAGCGATGGGCGCGGCGGCACCGATGGTGAAAGCTGTCGGTGGTCTGGACATGCGGCAGCAATGAAACAAATCGAAGATCTGAAGCTGGCATATCGCCGCACGTTTAATAACGAGGACGGCGAGACAGTGCTGGCTGATCTTAAAACACGGTTTGCTTTTGAGCAGACCACATTCATTTCTGGCGACCCACATCAATCGGCGTTTTCTGAGGGACAGCGCAGCGCTGTGCTGCTGATCGTCAGAATGCTGTCTGAGGACGCCAAACCCAAGAGGTAAATACCCCACATGAGCGAAGAGG